GGACATGTCTGTATTGAGTGGTGATGCTACAGGCTCATGGTATGGGTATGTTGCATGGCTCGAAGCCCAACTCACATGGCGACCCGCAAGCGAGTTGCCGGAGAAGGATCAGATTGTAATCGCAACATATTTGAACCAATATGGCAAGCGTAGGCGTGTCGGGGCGGTCTATGTCAGGCAGTATGAGGAAGAGGCTGGTGATGATGATGAGTTGTGCGTGGAGTACTGTGAGGAAAAGGACGAGTGGTATCTCAAGGAAGGCTGGTACGAACTGATCGACAACTGGGATTATTCATCAGCGGCAATCGTTGAGGGAGTGGTTGACCACTGGCTCCCGATGCCGAAATATGCGGGAGAGTGAGATGGAAAATGCAAGAAGGAACGCGGTGAAGGCTCTTGCAGGTGCGGTGCTTGAGAAGGCCAAGGACGCCTGGCTTGATGATAACTGGCACGATGACGTGGAGAGCTTCCTACACAGCCACCTGCTCACCCTTTACTTGCTCCTTGCAGGGGTGGACCGAGGCTCATACCTCGATGAGGTGAGGTGCCAGTGAAGAAGCGAGGCGACCGCTTCCGCAATCCCAAGCCGGTGCTGGCTGTGTTCGAAGGTGGAGCCATCAGGTGCGACTCAATGAGCGAGGCTATGGCTGTGTTTCATATCCCTTCAACCAGCACACTCTCGCGTCTTATCCGCAACGGGAGGCCTTGGAAGGACGGCACCTGTTTCGACTGGGCACTAACAGACCCTGTCTAACCGAGGCAGGGGTACAAAAGACAACATTCTGTGATAGGCTGTGAATATGGGAAAGACGGGCAAGAAAGAGACCAGGGGAAGAAGGACGCTGTACAAGGCCGAGATGTGCGATCTTGTAGAGCGCCTTGCTATGCTCGGGCTGAAAGACGAGGAGCTGGCACATTCGCTGAAGATCACGCGGCAGACGCTCGACAATTGGAAGCGAAGATATCCCGAATTTTTTGCGTCCATAAAAAAGGGCCGGGAAGAAGCGGACGGCCATGTTGCCCGCGCACTGTATTTCAGAGCGATCGGATTCGTCTGCAAGCGTCAACAGCCGTTCAAGCTCAAGCGGACCTACTACGACGATCAGGGCCGAAGGTGCGAGGAGGAACGGGTTGAGATCGCCGAGTTCTACGACCAAGTGCCACCGGATACCGCGGCGGCGTTCATCTGGCTGAAGAACAGGTGGCCCGACAAGTGGATGGACAAACCCGTTGCAGAAGTAAGCGGAGCCGAGCGCGACGACTTCGAGAAGGCGCTCAAGGAAAGCGCTGCGAAGTTGTGGGACGAACCTGTGCGACACGAAGCGCAACCTGAGGAGGAAGAAGCTTGAAGTGGGTATTTTCACGAAACCACCTAAAGATCCTCAACTGGTGGCTGCCCGATTCTCCGGTGCGCCACTTCTTTGGCATCATCCTCGACGGGGCGGTGCGTAGCGGCAAGACGCTTCCCGGGTCGGTGTCGTTCGTCAAGTGGGCGTTCCATCAATTCCCCCGTGGCGGTCATGAGTTTTTCTTCGCAGGCAAAACGATCCATGCAGTGGTGCGCAACGTGATCCGACCGCTCATGAAGGAGTCGCGGTCGGTCGGGCTCAAGATCGAGTACAAGAAGGCCGACAACCTCGTGCAGATCACCAACGGTTCCGGAGCGACGCATCACTTCTACCTGTTCGGCGGCCACGACGAGGCGAGTCAGGACCTGATCCAAGGATTCACCGCATCCGGTGGATTCTTCGACGAGGCCCCGATCATGCCGCAGTCGTTCGTGGACATGGCGATCTCAAGGCTCTCGGTCGAGGGTGCGACGGTGTGGTTCACATCGAACCCGCTGAACCCTGCGCACTGGTTCAAGAAAGACTTCATCGACCGAGCACAAGAGAAGGGCCTGTTGTACCTGCACCTCACGATGGACGACAATCTCAGCTTGAGCGAGAAGGTGAAGGCGCGGTATCGCAGCTTGTTTACCGGGGTGTTCTACCGTCGCTATATCCTCGGCGAGTGGTGTGCTGCAGAAGGGTTGATCTACCCAGAGTTTGCCAGCCGGGATGATCTCGCCTTCGACTTCAACGGCGATTGGTCGCAATATGGCGAGATGTTCGTAGCGTGCGACTACGGTATCCAGAATGCCCAGGTGTACTTGCTGTTCGCTTGGCACACCAAACGACTGCGGTGGGAGATCGTCAAGGAGTGGTACCACTTCGGGCGCGAGAGCGAAGCGCAGATGACCGATGCAGAGTATTACCAGCATCTGGTCGAGTTCATCGGCAAGCTTCCGGTACGTGATATCGTCATCGACCCGAGCGCGGCATCGTTCATCGCGGTGATCCGCAAGAGCAAGCGCTTCAGGGCAATACTGGCATCCAACGAGGTGGTGGCAGGCATCGGCTACACCGCAAGCCTGTTCCACATCGGCAAGCTGGCGATCGCAAGAAGCTGCGAACATCTCATCGAGGAGCTAGGCGGGTATGTGTGGGATGAGAAGAAAGCCCAGCGTACCGGAGAAGAGGCTCCAACGAAGGTAGGGGACCATGGGCCGGATGCAATGCGCTATGGATGTTTTACGCATATTAGGCGCTACGAGAAGCGCTATGGAATCTTAATCTCAAGGGAGGCCGCCTGATGGGATTCTTTTCGGGCCTATATTCAAAAGCAAAGGGGTGGATCATGAGTCTATTGCCAGTACAGGATATTTTCAAGCAGATGGGGATCAAGCCCCAGTTCTCCGCATCCATGCCTGCGCTCATCGAGGCATGGCGCAACGCATACCAAGGCCATCCAGAGTGGCTCAAGTCAGACGATGACAAGAGCCTGGGATTCCCGACTGTTGTGTGCTGGGACATCGCAAAGAAGGCAATCGGAGAATTGGAAATCGGCGCGTCGCTTCCCACACCGGAAGGCAAAGAGAACGCCGAGCATAAGTTCACCGAGGACCTGGTTGCCAGGCTCATCAAGCCGGTTATCCGCACACAGCTGGAATATGCCCTTGCCCTGGGCGGGGTCGTTGCCAGGCCTTGGTATGATCAGAAAGCAGGAAAAGTTCGCATCGGCTGGTATACCGCAGATATGGCACTTCCCACCGCATGGGACGGAAGGAAGCTTACCGGCGTGGTGCTCATCGACCGCATTGTGCGCATCGAAAGCAATGTCAAAACCGTATGGACAAAACTGGAAAGCATCCAGCCGGCAGAAGGCGGATGGACGATTGGGACAAAGCTGTATAAGAGCGCAACCGAGGGCCAGCTCGGTACCGAGGTGTCGCTAACCGCGATTCCGCAATGGGCAGAGATCACGCCGGTGGTCGGCATCACCGGAGAGATATGCCCATTCACGTATATGGCTACGCCCTGGGCGAACAACAAAGATTTTACATCGGCACAAGGCACGTCGCTGTTCCGCGATGCGATGGGCATGCTGGAAGAGCTGGACAGGGTATATACTACGCTCTGCTGGGAGATTGAAGCGGGAAAGGCTGCTGTCTTTGTTGATGACAGCATGATCGAGATCGACCCGGCAACCGGGCGCGACAAGCTCAATCAGCTGGACCGGCGTCTATATCGCAAGCTATCCTCTGTCGAAGGTAAGGACCTGCTGGAACCGTACAGTCCGCAGCTACGGGTTGACCAGCTGAACGCAGCACTCAAGACGCAGCTCTCGCTCATCTGCATGGCCTGCCACCTGGATGCGGGGGCATATGTGTACGACCAGGCGGCGCAGGCGGTTACGGCTACCGAGGTGCGCACCAAGCAGCAGAACACATACGGCACGATTGTTGATATTCAGGATCAGATGATCAGGCCGTTCGTATCCGAGCTCATCGACAACATCCGGGCGGTACAGCAGCTCTACGGCATCGAGGCGATTCCTGATGACATCCTGCTCGGGCTTGACTTCGGCGATAGCATCCTCGTAGATGAGGAGACCGATCGCATCAATGCACAAAATGAAGTATCAGCGGGCCTTCGATCGAAACTGGATTACTTGATGGAGTACCGGGGCATGACCGAGACGCAGGCGCTTGCGGAGATGGAGCGGATTAAAGCAGAAACGCCTGTCGTGCAAGGATTCTTTGGAGCGTAAGCAATGCTTGATGATTCTGTGCTCTTTGCGCTAGAGACCGAGATAAACCGCATCTACGCAGAGGTCGAGACCGAAATGGTGTCGGCCATTGCTCGTGAGTTGGCCAAAGGTTCGAATGCTTCCATCTCCCCGATTGCATGGCGAACTGAGAAGCTTCGGCAGATGGGTAGGCTCGAAGGCAAGCTGACTGATCTCCTTCGACGCAAGAGCAGACAGATCCAGCCGGAATTGGAAGACTCCATCATCCGGGCGATGCTTGGTGCTGGCAAAGAGGACGACATGGTGCTCGCGCAGATTGCATCGGTCAAGGCGCAGATTGCTTCCGGCACATTCGTCGAGGTTTCCAAGTCGTCGGTGTTCGAACAGCTGTCAAAGGCCGCGATCGCGAACGCACGCACCGGGCTGAACCTCACCAACACGCAGGCCCTCCAAGCGGCCAGCGAGATATGGACCAGCGCGGTCAACTCGGCCTACGTGAAGACGCTCACCGGCTCGACTAGCCTGGATCAGGCGGTGAAGCTGTCGGTGCGCGAGATGGGCAAACAAGGCGCATACGTGACCTACGTGTCCAAGGCTGGAAGGATGACACGCACCTCACTCGAAGTCGCTGTCAGGCGCGACGTGGTAACCAGTGTGAACCAAGCGGCGGCTGAGATGACGATGGGCCGTTGTGACGAGTACGAGTGCGACTTGGTGGAGGTCTCGGCTCATGAAGGATCTCGACCCGAGCACGCCATCTGGCAGGGCAAGGTCTACTCGCTCCACGGCAAGACGCCGGGGTACGAGCTGTTTGCAGTCGCTACCGGGTACGGAGAGCCTGACGGAATTTGCGGGATCAATTGTCGTCACAGTTTCTTCCCCTATTTCCCCGGTCTCTCCAAGCAGTCGCAAACCATCCCCGGACAGCGGGAGAACGAGAAGACCTACAAGTTGACCCAACAGCAACGCTATCTCGAGCGCAACATCCGTGCTGCTAAGCGCGAAGAGTCGGTATGCGCGGCAGGCGGGGATAAGGCCGGGGCGGCACAAGCGCATCAAAGGGTGCGCGACTATCAAGAGAAGATGCGAGGATTCATCGCGGATACCGGGTTCACCCGTCAGTACCCGCGGGAGCAGATATACACCTAGGAGGGTGAAGTGAAACAGATTGATTTTAGGGTTTCGATAAAGTTCAAGGGCGATGGGAGTACGGGGTTCGTGTTCGAACCGTTGACACCTGTCGAGTTCGAGAAGCAGAGTAAGGTCCTGTATGTATGGCAACTCGGCATGATCACCTCGCTGCGTAGCGCGGTCATCGCGTGGAGCAAGAAGCACGACAAGGTGAATAACCGCACGATTCGCAAGTATATGCGCATCCAGAAGCGGTTCATGAAGCACCTTGCCAAGGCTAAAAAGCAGGCTGCACAGAAACCAGTGGCGCAACCAGCTGTGCAGTGATATGCTCGTGACATGGACAAGTTTACCAAGTACTGCAGATGCGACGGTTTCTACGGAGGTATGCGCATCGGTAGCGATGGTAGGCTGTACTGTACCAAGTGCGGCCTGCTTATCGACGAGTATGTGAAGGGGTACAAGGAGTTCAAGGCACAGATCCTTGAGTTCCGCCCGCCACCCAAGAAAACCGATTCCAAGTAAGGCGCCCTAACGGGTGTCTTTTTTTGTACCCACGTTTGTCTAACCGCGGGGTACTTTCGTACCCTTGCTTTTTGTGGCACACTGTACGTGCAGACGGGCGACTGCATACTCGCCCTACTCCTAGGCCGGGGCGACCGGCATACAAATCCGCATGGAGGACACCATGGCACTGAAGGGACTGAAGGAATTGCTGAAGAAGATCCGAGAGGACGCGGCGCTCACCGAGGAACAGGTCGAGGACGAATTGAACAAGATTCTCCCCGAGGCATGGATTCCCAAGAGCAAGTTCAACGAGTTGGCCGAGGCCGAGAAGCTGGCCAAATCCCAGCTTGAGCAGACCAACAAGCAGCTCGAGGAATTGAAGAAGGGCTCCACGCTCACCGAGGAACAGAAGAAGCAGTTGGAAACCCTGAAGACCCAACTTGAGGAACAGAAGAAGACGCATGAGACCGAGGTCAAGAAGCTGAGAATGAACCATGCTATTGAGACCGAACTTTCCAAGGCCAAGGCCAAGAACCTGAAGGCCGCACGTGCACTGCTCGACGAGAGCAAGATTGTGCTTGGAGAGGACGGAACCATCGCAGGGCTGAAGGAACAGCTCGAGGCCATACAGAAGGACAATGCGTATCTGTTCGAGACCGAGACCACACCGACTAACAAGCCGAGTTTCGGCGGTCCGTCGGGAGTAACCCCGCTGACAGGCGAAGCGGCGCTACAGGCGCAGTTCGCAAGCAAGCTGGGAATCAAGACAAGCTAGGAGAAGCAAAGAAATGTCTGTAAACTACGCAACTATTTTCAGCCCCGTGATTGACCAGGCGCTCGTCGCCACTCTCACGTCGGCACCGATGCAGGCCGATGCGGCCGACATCAAGTACGAGGGCGGGTCCACCATCAAGCTGGCCACCATCACCACCTCTGGACTGGGAAACTACGACCGCGCCACCGGATACCCCACCGGGGCGATTGATGTTGATTGGGTGACCTACGCCTTCGATAAGGATCGGGCAATCCGTCTGAACATCGACAAGTTCGATGTGGACGAGACCAACTTCGTTGACACCGTCGCCAACGCCGTCAAGGTACTGCGCGAAGAGAACACCGACCCCGAGATTGACGCCTATCGCTATGCGAAGGTGTTCAGCTCCGTAGCCGGTGCATCACTGCTCTTAACCCCTGCCCCGATGGCAACCTACGTACCCAATAAGAGTGACATCCTCACTAAGTTGCAGGACGATATGACTGCCGTACAGGACACCGTTGGAGAGACCTCCCCGCTTATCTGTTACATGAGCAGACAGGCATACGGTGTGCTTTCCCAGAGCTCTGAGATGGACAAGATTCTGCAGGTGCTTGAGACCAACATCAACGGCGTAGCAACCAAGGTGAAGGGACTCGACTCCATGCCGATCATCCCCGTCCCGAGTTCCCGCATGCGGACCGCTTACACCTTCAACGACGGTACGTCCACCTTCGGATTCGCCGCCGCTACGACTGCCGGTAAGATCAACTGGATCATCGCTCCCCGCGGAGCCCTCAAGGGCGTCGTCAAGGGTGACGAGGTCAAGGTCATCGAGCCTGCCGTCAACCAGAGCTTCAGCGGATGGTCCATCATGTTCCGCCTGTACCACACCCTCATCGTTCTCAGCGCGAAGATTCCCAGCATGCGGATTAGCTTCCAGCCGGGCACCAGCGCACTGAGCGTGACCGTTGCGAAAGGAACCTCTGCAGGAACCAAGGCAACCGCTACCGCAGGAACCGGCAACAATCTGGGCTACAAGCTCACCGATACTTCCATCGGTGGAACCGCCCTCAAGGATGTGCACATTTCCACCCTTGCTCTGGATGATGAAGACTACACCAGCGGAGCCGACATCGCAGCCACTGCTGGCCAATATCTGACCGTCGTGGCCTACAACGCGACCACCGGGCTTGTGGTGAGCTCCTACGAGAAGGTACTCGCAGCCGGTGATATTAAAACCTGATGTTCCTG